TCGCTGTAGATTTAATATAAACTATGATAATATGAGACTTACTGAAACTGATGACATAACACATTAAAATAATTATGCAACACGATAAAATCTTCAACAATTCATACGGCGAACAAGATCCGTCTGAAAACCGAATATCGTTTAATGTTTCCAATACATACGGCGATGATATGGATCATGATGATAAGATGCACTATAAGATGCTCTTTACAAAAATTGATTCTCTTATTCGTGGAAGCGAATTTGAACATCTTAATATGGTCACAAAAGATGGCGTGATTAAGAAATTAAATAAAGTTCAAATTAATAAGATATACTTTTATGTTATTGAACATTTAGGATCTGCCTATACAAGGATTGATCTATTCAGTGTCATATCAGATTATTTTGATGTTTTTCCTAATAAGTTTTATAACTCATTATCAAATAAATTTAAGGATGAGCTAATTAAAGAACTAGACGATAAGTACAATATTTTAGAAAAACGAAAGATAAGAAAACTTTTTTAATATGAGTAGAATTTGGATGATTAGTGATACCCACCTTGGATGTAGATCAAATTCTGTTCTTTGGCTTAGTATCATTGAAGATTACTTTTTTAACTTTTTCATACCTCTTGTTAAAAAGGAGTATAAGAAAGGAGATGTACTATTTCATTTAGGCGATGTTTTTGATAACCGCCAAAGTTTAAATCTTGCTGCACAGGATTTAGGCATACGAGTTTTTGAAGAACTATCAAAGATATTTCCAGAGGTTCATATCATTGTAGGTAACCATGATATTATGAGAAAGAACTCAAATGATATTGCATCGGTTGACTGCCTTAAATATATTCCAAATGTTACTGTTCACAAAGAACCTAAGATACTTGAATATGATGGAGTTTCATGTTTACTTATGCCTTGGAGAAGAAATGCAGAACATGAAAAGGAAACCTTAGCATCTATAAAGAAAAAGGTTGACTATATGTTTTGCCATACTGAAACACAAGGAGTACAAACCAGTCCTAGTACTAAACATCTCCATGAAGGCGGAAATGATTTAAGTACATTTAAAAGATTTAAGAGAGTTTATTCTGGTCATATTCATTACAGACAAGAAAAGGAAAACTTTATTCTTGTTGGTAATCCATATCAAATGACAAGATCTGACCGTGGAAATACCAAAGGAATTTATCTGCTAGATCTTAAGACTGGTAATCATGAATTTATCCAGAATGAGAGATCACCTATCTTTATTCGGTATTATATAAATGATATTCTAGAGAGGCGTATGGAGGATATACTTAATGAAATTAAAGATAATTTTGTTGATATTAATATTCCATCTAACGTTTTAGGAAAGTATAACATTAATAAGTTTATGGATTTTCTTGATGGATATGCCAAGAAACTTGAACCTAAAATATATGACGAAGAAAACCCAATTGAATTAGATGACGATGTACAGTCTTCTGATTTTACTGGTGAATTTAATTTAATGACAATTGCTGCTGATTTTATAAATGGTCTTAATTATGACGATGACTTAAAAGAAAGACTTATTAAATCAGTATCTGACTTATATAAACAAACACTAACACCTTCTTATGAGGATTCTTAAGGTAGAATTTAGAAATTTTGCAAGTTATGGAAATAGAACTCAAGTAATTGAGTTTGATAAAGAGCAGAGCGATCTCTATCTGGTTCTTGGCGGAAATGGAGCCGGTAAAAGTACATTAGCTAAAGTTATAACATTTCTATGTTATGGTAGGGTTGAAGGAGCTAACCTACGTGATCTTCCTAACCGTGTAAATAATAATCTTTGGGGTAAAATTTGGTTGGAAAGTAAAGGTAATCAAATTGAAATTGAAAGAGGAGTTTTACCAGGTATCTTTAATGTATCAATAAACGGTACAGATTATGATGTTGCTGGTAAATCAAATCTACAAGAATTTTTGGAGACAGAGATTTATGAAATACCTTACCATGTATTTAAGAATGTTATTATCTTATCGGTTAATGATTTTAAGTCATTTATTACCATGTCTCCGTTTGATAAGAAACAGATCATTGATAGGATCTTTGGTTTCTCTGTAATCAATCAGATGCGAGAATTGGTAAAGAATAAGAGAAAGATTATTATTGATGAGATCCGAACATTTGATGATGAGATCCGAACATTGGAAGAATCAATACAATCTGTCTTATTAAAGATAGAGCAGTATGAAGAAGCATCAAAAGAAAAGGATGCATCTAAAGTTGCCGAACTCAAGAAAAAGTTAGTTGATCTTAATGAAACTAGAAAAAAGTTAAAGGAGGCAAACGATAAGACTAGGATTAAGATTGATGATAATGATAAAAAGTATAAAGTTAAATCATCGAAAGAATCTGAAATTAAGTCAGAGATTAATGCCGTTAAAAAAGGATTAGAACTTTATCAAAATAATACATGCCCAACATGTAACTCTCCATTGGATTCTGAATTTCATCAACATATTAAAAAGGAAAAAGAAGATCTTTTAGAAACCTTAAATGCAAAGTATGAAAAGATCCAGTCTGAGGTTACTCAAATAGATGATGCTCTAACTGCGCTAAGGGAACAGGGTAAACAAATTCATGTAAAAGTTGGTCAACTTGAAACAACAATGAGTACTCTTAAGAATGAACTTATAGAATTAGCAGAAAAGGATGATGAATCATCTGGTCATCTTAAGGAATTGATAAAGGAATTTAAAGAAAAGAAAGAAGAAAAGGGAAATGTAAAACTTAAGAGCGAAGGTGAAGACTATTACTTAAGTATACTTGAAAATCTTATGGGAGATGATGGCATTAAGAATCTTGCTGTTAGATCAATTCTTCCATCTTTCAATAATAATATTCTTGTAATGGCCAAAGAAATGGGAATACCTTTTGGCATTAGGTTTGATGATAAGTTTAATTGTACCATTCATCATTTAGGTCAAGAGATAAGTCCTAAGACTTTAAGTACAGGTGAAAAGAAAAAGGTGGACTTTGTAATTATCATGGCTTTAATTAAAATGATTAAAGTTAGATTCTCTAGTCTTAATATTCTATTCCTGGATGAAATCTTTTCTTCAATTGATTCTGATGGTGTTTATCATATTATAAATATACTTCATGAAACTATCCAAGAGATAGGTCTTAATACCTTTGTAATTAACCACACCGTTCTACCTAGCGAATATTTTGACAAGAAACTTGAAATCACTAAAGATGCTGGCTTTTCTGAGTTTACAATTGAAAGCATTAAATAAATATACTGAAAATAATCGTTTCTAATGTCAGCATATAATCAGGAGTTCAACAAGGATAATACCATTTTAAGATATGTAATGGTTGCTACTCTTGCAGAATTAAGAAATAAGGTTTACTATTATAACCAAATAGATGAGGATACTCTACAAAAAATAAATATCCCATTCTATTACTCAGTTACAGGTAATGAAAGATTCTTAATGGATAATTTCATATATGATGCAGCTGCTGATGGTAAAGCTTATGGCGATTATGAAGTTGTACCTCGTGGCGTTTTACAGCTTAGTTCAATATCAATAGATTCTGGCAGTCAAACAAATAAATTTGTAAGAGGCGAATTTGTAAGAGAGTGGAATGGTCTGTTAAAAACATTTTCATTAGAGACTAACTTTCTTCCTTTAACTATGACATTTAGCATAACTGTTATATGTTCAAATAACCTTGAGATGTTAAAGGCAACTGAATCAATCTTAAGTAAGCTTTATAAGACTACATTATTTAATGTTGATTTAGGCATAATGAGAATCCAGGCAAGTATGGCTGTACCTGAAGATTTTAGTCAGGATAGACTTTTTGAATTTGCATTAAATGACAAGAAAGAATTTAATGTAACATTTGACCTTGAGGTTAAATCATTCGTTCCTGTTTTTGAAAATGGTATTCTTCTTAATGAAATTGCTGAATTAACTAGAGCTGCTATGGAATCTAATCCTAATGCAGAAGGTGTAGGTCTATTTAGATGTGGAGCTGATGGTAATGTAGGAATCTACTTTGGTGGAGTATTCCAGAAGTTTGAGTATACCGTTGATAATCTTGCAAAGGTTGCTCCAGAAAGTATCATATCAAATCAACAATATGTTAATCCTAATGATATTAATAGAGGAGGACCTTACATAGAGTCTGAAACTACCTCGGCTGGGTTTAATCCAGATACGAAAAAATACACCGATACGGAGACTGAGGCAAGTAAAGAATATAGAAATGCACAGGACGATGAAGGATAATAACTTTAGGATCTTAGAATATATAAAACAAATAAAAAATCATCAAATATGAGTAAAGCAGTTAATGAAGGACAAACTCAAGTCTATTCGGATGGTAGTATTGAACCGCAATATGGTATAAATACTGATGCGCCATATCTTAATAACCCACCAAAGCAATTACTTGATCTTATTGCAGCTTTTTATAAAAGCGGTAAATCAGATAGTCAAGTTTTAGCAATCTTGGTAGGTATGGGAACACCGCAACAATTGGCATTATCTGGTATTAATGCATTTAAAGCCGCTACTCAGATGTATACAACTGAAAACAATCAAAAAAATCATAACAATATGAAATTTACACTTGTAGGCTTATACGAAAATGTAATGAAAGCCATTAATGCATTAAATGAAATGGGAGAAGACAAATCAAGAGTTTCTTATTCTGCTAAAAATGCTCTTGGTATTTTAGAATCTTCTTTAGGATATTTTCCAATGAGATTCTCGAGCGGAGGTATTTCAATAATTAGCGAAGACATTGAAAATAATGTTAACCCAGCTCTTAAATATAAGATTGCAAAAACTCTTCATAGAGATCTTTCTTCTTCTGAATGGTTAAACCCAGTTAGAGAATTAAGAAGTTACATTATGGCTTCATATGATTCTTCTAAATGGTCATTTAGAATTGCTGAGGCTATTGAAAGAACATCTGCACAAAAAGGTAAACTTTATGAAGGTTTAACTAATCAGTTAGAATCTCTTTTAAAAGAATCATCTGAAGATATTAAATCTAAGTTTACTTCAATTGCCGTAAAGAATCCTTGGTCTGCTGAATGTAAGAACATTCTAAACGAAATGGCTTCTTCTGATAAAAAGGCATATTCTAATAATGGAGGTAAGATTGGAAAGATCCTTTCTCCTGTATTAGAATCTGAAGAAGGATTAACATTCCACTTACATGGAAAGAATTATATCTTTAATGAAGGCAAGATTTCTGAAACTGAAGTAAAGGATTCACGTTTCTTCGATGTTTTAGAAGGATTAAAAATGTTTAAACTTGATGGTAGTTCATTAGTTACTTTTTCTGAAAATGGAAAAACTTTAGAATATAACATTGAAGAAGGTACATTAAGCTTAGGTGGTGTTGATCTTACTAATGCAAGTATTGTAGAATTAAAAGAATCTTTAATTGCAACTAGATTCTTTGGATATAGAGATCAGTGGAAAACTGATAATGTATGTAAATTCTTTGAGAATGTAGATCTTTTACACGAAATGGATAATTTCACTGGAATTACATCTACTGAATTCTTAAATCTTTTCTTAACCGTTATTGCTGTTGAGGAAGGCGTTTGGGTTAATAAGGTTAACTTAGGAATGCAAATCAATGAAATGAAATTTTATTCATCAGCAACTGAGGTTGTCAAAATGATTAAAGAATTTATTAACTATGATGCATCTTCTATCTTATCTGAAAGATTAGTTGCTGAAGGAAATCAAAAAGCTATTACTGATAAGAAGAGAAATGAAATTAATGATAGGATCTCTTTCTTGGAAGAAAAGAAAGGTAGTATTACCGAAGCAATTAATAAATTAGGTAACTCTGAAGAATTACAAGAAGCCTTAAAACTTATCAATACTGAAATTACTAAATTTGAAAAGGAACTTCAGGAAACTTATTCAATAGTTGAAAAAAAAACTAAAAACCAATACCTAGATAATGGTTTTGTAGAGGCAACAATTGAAAACCCAGTATCAGGATTTAAAGTAGATACTCAGGTTTATGTTAATGCTGAAGAATATGCTTCTTTAGGAGATAATGATTTATTAACATTCGTAGATCCTAAAAACGATAAAGAACATATCGCTAAGAAAAAAGATCTTAAAGTTAAGCTCTAATTCTTAAAACTCATATAAAAAGCTGACAGGTAAACTGTCGGCTTTTTTTGCATATAATAAAAAAATAGTTCAGGTTATGCCGAGAAAAAGGAATTACTTAAATAATAGAGATCTTTTAGATGAAATACGTAAATCAAAAGAACTTGATGAATTAACACCAAAGGCTCTAGAGTTCTTAATGTTATTAGCAGATAAATGTTCTACTAAACTTACCTATAGAGATCCTGCCGATAGAGAAGACTGTATTGCTTTTGCCTATATGGATCTTTATCGTTATTGGAGAAACTTTGATCCAGAAAAAAGTGAAAATGCATTTGCATATTTTACTGAAATTGCAAAACGAGGTTTTGCAAAAGGCTGGAACAAATTACATCCTAAGAAGTATGCAGGTACCGTATCAATTGACGGTAGTGCAGATAGCGAAGGGATTTATACAATCTAGTATAATACCTATGAGTATAAAAAATGTCAAACCAACAGTAAAGTCAGGATTTAAACAAGGTTATTATAAACCGCATCACCCTGAAAAGTATATAGGTCCTGCACCTATCATATATAGAAGTTCGTGGGAAAGAAAATTTTGTCATTGGTGTGATCATAATGAAAATGTAATTAGTTGGGTATCTGAACCGTTTGCAATTAAATACTTTAATGTTTTAGACAAAAAGTTTCATAACTATTATCCAGACTTTTATGTTAAGATGGATAAGGATGGAATCATTGAGGAGTATGTAGTTGAAATAAAACCAAAAGAACAGTTAAGAAAACCAAACCCTCCTAAAGTTAAGACCAAAAAAGCAATTGAAAACTTTAAATATGTTTATGAAATGTATGTAAAGAATCTATGTAAAGCTGATGCTCTTAATAAGGCTGCGGCCCAAAGAAATTTTAAGGTTATGTTATTAACTGAAGATTCAAACCTTTTCTAAGATGATTATAGGGAATTTTACAGATGATTTAGATTTATACATTGCAGAGAATAAAGGGCAGGCTCGTGCTTCTAAAGCATCCTCTAATGATTTATTAGCAGCAGGAATAAAAGGCACAGGAGTATTGGATCAAGGAAGAATGTATACTTTTAGATACTTTACTGAAGATGAAGACTTTTATGATACGTTTCCTATTGTAATTGGTTTAGGTGCGGTACCTGGGTCAAGAACTAATCAACTTGGTATTAATTTACATTACCTACCGTATGATGCAAGAATACCTTTTATTGAGGATATCATAAAATCATTTGGATCTTTCTTTAAATCTCAATTTAATTTTGCTGGAGAAATAGCAAAACAATCATACAATAAAAATTTTACTTATGAGGCTGTTAAAAAATCATTAGGTAGAAAATATAACTTAACATATGCAATTAGACAGTACAGGTTAGATCGAATGAAGGATCCTAAAATCATAGGATATGAAGATTGGTATATGGGTGCGGTTAATGATGATAACAATTTCTTCGGTGGAGATATTAATCAGGCGCAAGCATTATATTACAAGAATATATAAAACATAATAACTACAGAATATGGCAGGATTTACAAACAGGCGAGGTCCTCTGACGGATTCCAACCCGGTAAGAAAGATTCTTAAGGATCTTTCCAATCTAGGTATGGCATACGATGATATGATCATTCGTAATTCCAGAGCAGTAGGATTTACCGAAAATGCTATGGGATATACAATGAATCCTATGGGATCTGATGCAGACGATATGTATGCTGCATTTGCCGCGTTATCCTTAACTGATACAAGTCTTAAAAAGAATATTTCATTCTTTGATAAAGACTATGAAAAGAAAAGAGAACAACTTAGAACATTTGCCGTTCAGGATGAAATTGAAGATATCCTAGATGTTATTACAGATGAAGCAATAGTTTTTGATAAAAGTAATTACTTTGCATATGCAGAGTTTAATGGAGAAATTAGTAATTCTATAGAAGAAGAGATCGGAGATATCTATAATAATATCTATAGTTACTTTGGCTTTAACGATGCAGTACAACCTTGGAATTATTTCCGTAAATGGTTGGTTGATGGATATCTTGCATTTGAGATTGTTTATAATGATAAGCAAACTGAGATCATTGGATTTAAAGAACTTGATCCAATATCATTAATGCCTGGTCTTGATACTGAAACTGGTAAAAAGATGTGGGTTCAGTATAAAGGCGGTGGACCAAAGGAAAGAAAACTTTGGGATTCTCAAATCATTTACCTTTCATATTCTCAGGTTAATTCACCACAAAGGATATCATACGTAGAAAGACTTATTCGTTCCTTTAACCTATTAAGAATTATGGAAACTACCAGAATTATTTGGTCAGTTTCAAATGCGTCATTCAAAACACAATTTATTATCCCAGTTGGTGGTAAATCTAAAACGAGAGCAAAACAATCTCTTGCACAGTTAATGAATTCATACCGTGAAGTAGTAGACTTTAATTACGAGAGCGGTGAAATTCAAACTAACGGTAAACCAATGATGCCGTTTAATAAAGAATACTGGTTACCATCTAAAGATGGTGAACAACCTGAAATTAGTACTATCGGTGGAGATGGTCCTGATCTAGGGGATACTGAAGCACTTAAATACTTTGCTGATAAATTAAAGCTTGCATCAAAGATTCCATTTTCACGATTTGATAAGGAAGGTGGAAATACTTATGATATGGAAGCAAGCGGTATGTTAAGAGATGAAATTAAGTTTTCTAAATTTATTGATCGTTTAAGATCAATCTTCCAGGAAATTCTTATTAAGCCTGCATATCTTCAAATGTGTCTTAACCACCCAGAACTTAAAAACGATGTGGCCTTTAAGGCTGGTTTGGCATTAAGATATATTAAGGATAATGTGTTTGAAGAAATGAAAGAAATGGAACTTCAAACAAAAAGAGTTGACTTTATTGGTAATATGAAAACTCAATTAAGTACAATGGATGAAAATATGACAGAAATACCATATTTTGATCTAGGATGGCTAATTAAGAGATATGGTGGATTTACTCAGGATGATCTAAAAGCAAATGAAAGAGCTAAAGAACGTTCTGACTTAAAGGCACAAGGGTACACTGAAGAGGATATCGAAAAGATTCTGTTAGGTGCCGACAAAAAACTTTTTAAACCAGAAAAGGATGCAGGTGGCATTGAAGAGGATCCACTGGCGGGTTTAGGATAAAAACTTTATAAGTTGATAATATATAAATCAAATAACAAGTAGAAGATGTCAGGAAAAAAACTATTAATTCTTGAGAGATCACAATCTAATCTATCGTTTAAGACAGATGATGATGGTGCAGTCGTATTAGAAGGCGTTTTTACAGAATTTGGAGTTCGTAATAAGAACAATAGAATATATGAGGAAAAAGAAGTTTTACCTCATATTAATGAACTTCAAGAAAAGGTAAAGACAAATAAGCTTTTAGGCGAATTGGATCACCCAAAAGATTTTGATATTAGCCTCTCTAATGTATCACATGTAGTAGAATCTTTAAAATATGATTCTGAAAATAAACAAGTTATTGGAAGAATTCGTTTACTTAATACTACTAAAGGTAAGGAAGCCCAAGCTTTAATTAAAGATGGTATTCCTCTTCATATTTCAAGCCGTGCTGCTGGAACCGTTGATGAAAGCGGAAAGGTAAAGATTAAGAAATTCTTTACTTATGATCTTGTAGCAGATCCTGGATTTGAAAATGCAGAACTTGCAAGAGTTAATGAATCTTATGGATTCGATGACGACAATACTTTATTCATTTACGAAATGGAAGAAATTAAAAATACAGAAGATAAAAAAGAACCAACAATGGAAAATCAAAATTTTGTAACCGTTGAGGATTTTCAAAAATACACTGAGTACGTTCAAGGTGTATTGAATAACGTTAAAGAATCCGCCAATTCAGATAATTCTGAAATCGTTGAGAAACTTATTAAATACAGCGAACATATTGCAGAAAAGGTAAATCAGTTAAATGATTATGCTGAGTATCTTTCTGAAAACCTAGATAAGAGTATTTCTTATTCTGACTATTTAGCAGAAAATGTAAATAAGATTAAGAGTTACACTAGTTATTTAGCTGAAGAATTAGATAACTCTATTCAGTATGCTGAACATGTTGCTGAAAAAGCCGATAAGGGAATCCAATATACAAACTATTTAGGAGAAAACCTTGAAAAAGGAATTGAATATTCTGAATATGTTGCTGAAAAGGTTGATCAAAATATTGCATATTCTAATTATTTAGCAGAAGGTTTATCAAGGAGCATTAAATATTCTGAATACATCGCTGAAAATGTAAACGGTGTTTCTGGAACTGCTATTAATGAATCATCTGTTTCTGAAGAAGAAGGCGTTTGCGAAAAATGTGAAAAGGTTCACGAAGGAACATGTGAATCTTACTCTGAAGAAACTAAGTCTAATAAGAAAGAATATAAAGATTCAATTGAAGAAGCATTAAATAAATTAATTGCAAAAGCTGAAGCAAAAACAAAAGTTGTATCAGAAATGCACTTTATGAACTTCCTTTCTGAGTCTAAGAAAAATGAATTCTCTTCTCTATCTGAAGAAAAACAACAAATGATTGTTGAATCAATGAATGTAAAACCAATTATGTCAACCGTACAGGCTGAAAACATTTGGGAATCATGCTTTATTGAAAAGAAGAGAGAATTAAACTTTATCAGCGATATGCCTGAAAAGTATACTGCAAAATGGGAAGCTCTATCAGAATCTCGTAAAGCTCAAATCATTGCAGAATCTAAGTTCTATACATTAAGTACTCCTTATGCAATTAATAATTTCTGGTCAACTAGAGATTTAAGACCATCTCAGGTTGAATTAGAACAAATTAATGAGAGTAAGACTGCTGCTGAGGCTACCACCCAAAAAGAACCGTTAGTAAATGAATCATTTGCTGCTGATCTAATCAGTAAGGTTAAGTTCAATATCGGTAGATAAAACTAAAGAACTATAATATATAAATAACAAATCTAATAGCTAAGAAGCAAAGAGCTACAGATTGATTAATAAAACAAACAAAAAAACAAAAAACAAAATGTATTCAAATCATTTAATTAATGAGGCTGAAGTACAAAAGACGTGGGCACCTATCATTGAGGAGGCTACTGGTATCACTGAGAAGTCTAAGTTATCTTGGATGTCTAAGTATTGCCACTACCACAATCTTAATGAAAGTGTTTACAATACTGTACACCTCAATCCAAACATGAACGTTCAGTCAATGGGCGCTCCTACTTTCCCTGGAGATCCTACCTCACTGAACGCATTCTATTCACAGGCCCCAGGTTCTGGTGATAGACCATTCTCTTTGTTGCCACTTGCTATGCAGGTTGCTGCTCAGACTGTAGGTCTTGATCTTGTACCTGTAGTTCCAATGCAAGGTCCTATGGGAGTTCTTACTTACCTAGACTTCGTATATGGTGGTGGTCGTACATCTCAAGCAGGTGGAATTAACGGTAACTCTGCTCCGTTAATGATCAAAGTTCCTCTAACTGTTGCTACAGGTGGAGACTTAGCGGCAAATGACCTTATCTATGTTGGTACTGGTTCATTCGGTGCATACGAATTAACTTACGTTGGTAAGTCTCGTATCGACGGATATCCAATCTTCCGCGTAAGAGGTAAAGGTACTGATGTTGCTCAAGGAACTGATCCTTATGCACAAGGTGAAGAAGGTTACCAACCAATCTACGTATCAATTACTTCTAGTACTGATGGTTATTCTGATGATCCTTTATCAGTAATTCGCGTTAACTTTGACGGGGCTCCTGAATTAGTTAAAGCATTAGAAGACCATATCGTTGGTTTCTCTGGTAATGCCTTTGCTGAAAACAACCCTGCATCTGGTACACCTACTTTTGGTGCAGAAGCAATCAATGGTGTTGATCCTTATCAAAGAGGAGATGGCGAATCTACGCCTGATAACATCATGGGTCTATCATTGTTCAACAAATCAGTTGCTGCTAAAACTTATCAAGTTGCTGCCGCTGTTACTCGTGAGCAAGTACAAGACCTTAAGCAATTCGGTATCGATGCAGTTGCTCAAGTAGAAGCTGTATTGGTTAATGAATTAACTCAATCTATTAACAAGTATATCTTGGATAGAATCTTCAAGAATGGTGTAACTAACGCTTACCAAGTATCTCAAGTTGATGGTACTGTTCTTTCAGCTGCCTTCACTACAGGTGCTACTGGTGCTGTTGTTATTCCTCTTGGAACTGACAATACTGGCATTAACCGCTCTGTAACTGTTACTTCAGTATCAGTTGGTGGTGGTGGCGAAACTCAAGGTACATTGCAACGTAGAATCCTTACTAAGATTCTTGCTGCTTCTAACTTGATCGCTACTCGTGGCCGTAGAGGACCTGCTACTTTCGCTGTAACTGGCGGTAAGATGGCATCTGCTCTTCAGGACATCGCTGGATTCGTTGCTTATCCTCTTTCAAATACTGTTAACCAAGCTGGTGGTTCTCTTTACCCAATCGGAGCTATCGCAGGTGTTACTGTATATGTAGATCCAAACAGAGACTTTAACGATGTTAAGATCGCTGTAGGTCGTAAAGGTGATGGTAACTCTCCTGGTTTAGTATTCATGCCTTACTTAATGGCTGAATCTGTTGAGACAATCGCAGAAGGAACTATGGCTCCTAAGATCGCGGTTAAATCTAGATTCGACTTAGTAGACGCTGGATTCCACCCACAAACTATGTACTATGTATTGAACTTCAACTTCAACGGAGTTGATATCATCTAATAAATAGTAATCATACTGTTTGAAAAGGTCCGCTTCGGCGGACCTTTTTTTGTCTTAAATATATAAAAAAACAAAATAAGATATGTCACAAGGAGTTTACCGTGCAGCTGTACTTTACAATTTTAGCAGAAATGAATATGTTCTAATAGATCCTCAAACAGGTGGAGGAGATCCTAGTCAAGTAACATGGACTTGGGTATCTAATCCTAACCTTGCTACTAAATGGGTTAATGTTTTAGAATTACAATACTACTTAACCGATACACCTCTTGGAGATCCTACACAAAATACATATCCTTGGGAGGTTCAGTGGTTTTATTTTGCGACATAATTAAGTCTAAAAAAACTTAGCCATAAAGATATATAAAAATAAAAATTAGACTATGGCAATTTCAAGATCATTTATCTTAAAAGGAAACGACGCAGGTCGATTCTTAATTGTTCAAACTGCTGGTGAACCTACAGCTGATACCAGCGATGATAGGACCGTTGCTACTAGATATCCAAACCTAGCAACATTTGACGGTCAGGTAGCATCTACCTATTGGTACCCTAATCAGTGGGGTGACGAAAGTAAAACTCTTCTAGATGCTGCATACGGATATGAAATCCGTGATAAATATTTTAGTGATGCTGCCGGCACTCCTATACTAGGCGCAGTTAATTCACCCAACGTTGCCGCCGGCCAAAGAACTGGAAATAGCTATGATCGTTCACAGATTATATTTTCAGAAGATATGGGAGCATATATTTATGTTTCTAACACTGGAGATCCTGTAGGTTCATGGGACGTTTACATTACTTCTAACCCATATGAGGCAACTCGTTTTGATAACTTGGTACCGGTACAAAACTGGTTAACTACCACAATATGGGGTAATGTTAACTATGGTTATCGTATTATTCAGTATGCTTTCACAAAAGGCCCAACCGTACCTCCATTAATAGCGCCATCTGTGATTTTCACTTTTGATAAAACTATTGATAGGGCTTATGTATGCTTTAATGCTCAGCAAAGCCAATATCTTTATGTTGCAAATCCGCTGGATCCTATTCCTTCTATGACACTATCATATGTTAATAATCCATGGGAAGCTACTCGTTTTGACGATCTTACTGACTTTGCGGCTATTGTTAATGGTCGTCCAGATTTCTTTGGATCTGCATTTAGAGGCGGCTGGGAAAACTATCAATACTTCTTTACACAATCACAAAATGCACCAACACCTAATGACTTTGATACCTTCTTTAGTACGGATGAATGTGGATATATTGGTGGATCACCAGGAATCAATTTCATCAATAAAACTGCTGAGAAATTCTGTTTTTCATGGGAAGAGTTTTATGCCACGATATGGTATAAAGTATTTGGTAATCCTGGACTCTATTTTGATAATTCTAAATGTTTCAAAGCATGGTTTGAAGTACAAGATCATAAAAAACTCGAGTCATGGCTTTATGAACTTTGGCGTGTATCTTCATGTGGAGGGGAAGTTCCAATTGAACCAATTCCAATTGGCTAATCCAATAATTTACTTAACTAAAAGGTCTACTTCGGTAGACCTTTTTTGTCTTTAGTCTCTTGAATATATAAATTACTAAAAATAATATCCTAAATGAAAGAATTAGTAAACTTTGAACATTTTAGAATTATAAAAGAAGCTGAGGTTAGACTAGAGGCTCACTTAGATTCTATAGTTGAGCAGGCAATTAATGAAGCCACTCCAAAACAGGCACAGACTAGAGCAGGTGCTCTTTTTCAGAATCCTGTAAAATTTATGAAGATTAAGAATAATGCCAAGAAGTATCAACAGGCATTAGTTCAGAAGGCTCTTAATAATGTAGACTACGAAAAGAAAAAGCAAGCCGCTGGTGGAGAAGTAGATAAAGATAAAATGGAGGTTCTTAAACAGGCAAATGCTGCAAAGAACCAGGCACTCGCCGATAAAGCTTCTGCTATTTCTGACCGTATGACTACGCTTGCAACTAGCCCAGGTCTTCAGGCTGTTAAATCTCTTGCAATTTCAAAGGCTAAAGTTGCTGCTGCTGAAACTGCTCTTAAAGCTGCTGATGCTGAAGAGACTAAGCAACTTAAGATCCAAATAAAGAAACTTAATGCTCAAGCTGCAAAGGCCGAAGCAGATATTAAAGATTATGAAAAACAAGCTGAGCCTGCAGCAGAAGCACCAGCAGAAGCACCTCAGCAACAGGAGGAGCCTAAGGTAAAGGCAGAACCTTCCACTGAAGCAGACACCAAAGCATTGGAAGATGCTAAGGCAGCAATTTCTGCAGCTAAAGCTAATTATGATCAGGTTAAAGACGGTGATGATGAAGGTGCAAAAATTGACGCCAAGATTAAGTTTAAGCAGGCACAACAGAAAAAAGCTAAGCTTGAAGGTAATGATGAACTTTATCAAGGTCTAGGTGATGATATTGGCGAATTAATGACCCAGAAGCAGAAACTTAGTAAAGAACCTACCGAAACTAAAACTGAAGCTACACCTGATCCTCTTGATAAAGAAATAGCAGATCAGGAAGATAAGATAGCTGCAATTAAGAATACGGCAAAAGATAAAAACAGTCCTCTTGCAAACCCTGAGGTTTTAGCAAAAGCTCTTGAACCAGAAGAAAATAAATTAAAAGAACTTAAAGATAAAAAGTCTGGTAAAAAAGAAGAATCTGCTGGTTATATCGGAGAATCATTTACTGATAAGTTTAGACGACTAATGAAAGACGTTAATGTATAAAGTTCGTAAGATAAACTTTGGATGGTATAGAAGGCGGCATGGTATTCTTTTAGAAAATCTGCCGCCTTCAAAGCAAAGATTCATGGTAGAGAATGATTACCTAAAATGGTTAGATGCAGATACTCAAGCATTTGAGATCATATTTAAGGTAGAGGATATGAATGATCATGAAAAGAATCCTAACAAGATTCTTTGGAATCCTTTTCGTGAAACTTTTACCACAATTAAAGAAGTTGAATCTGACTCAAATGTTATGGATTGGAATTGCGCAATCTGTGACGTGGAGATTAAGTCAAGAATGGATTCAAAAAAGATAGAAAACTTTGTTTGTAAAAGATGTTCTGAGGCTCATAACTCACGGAATAAAAGGGTTGATCAAAGAGTAATAGATTCCTCTGTTAAATTTACTAAACACTGTAAATCTCTTCTAAAAGGTGAACAAAGGGAGTTTATAAACTATATTAAGAGATCATTTAAGGGATAGAGCTTTATCTAAAGTAATCCTCGGCCAAACGGTTAGCAAACTTTTAGGAGAAGCATTATAAACCTCAACACCCTTTTGTTTAAGAAGATCTGCAATAACTCTAAACCCTGGTATAAACTGGTCTCTATAAATATTATCACCAGTAACAGGAACTGGATATCCATTATGATGATGGCTTACCTTTCCATCATTACCCATATCATATCCTAACAATACAATTCTTTTTGCGCCTAAATGATATGCTAGGTTGATAGCAGCATATCCGCTGTTATTTCCATGTGCAAGAGTATCCTTTGATTCCTCAAGACCAAATTTATTTCCTCTTTTAAGAATCTTAATATCACCTATGTATGATGGATGATCTCTTATTGTAAATTTTAGACCTTTGAAATCATCTATCTCTTTTTTCATCCATGAGTAAACTCGGGAATCTGTCCAATAGAGAACCTGTGCACTAGGATACGATACCAAAGATTTGTTAATTGCTATAACCTTTTTACCATGTAATGAAGTCCAGTTAAAATCTCTAAGAGAAGGTCCACCACCAATAATAAAAACCGTTTCCCCTGACCACATTTGATCAACCTTACCAACTGCTCTTCTTGTAGGTTGACCTACCGCATTCATGGTTAAGTTTCTTTTTTGTACAACTGGTATGTTGTCCGGGCTTACGATTATTCTACCTAACTTTTCATCAGATGAACCTTTCTTTACAACAGTTGGTGGCATGCCGCGGTTTTCTTTAATGATAGGTACTCTTCTGTCATTACCTAGTATTTTCCTTACTCTTCTCATGTAGGTCTTATATGATTTTTTTATTTATCCTTGGTAAAACTATCACACGAGTTTGCATATAAAAATAAACTATATCTTATATGAGGAATGTACAAAATATTCTTTTAACTGAAAAGTATCGGCCACAGAGTTTAGATGATCTTATTACACCTAAAAGAGTAGGTGATAAGTTATCAAAGGGAGTTTATCAGCATCTTCTTTTACATGGTAGTCCTGGTACTGGAAAAACCTCTGCAGCCAAAGCATTGGTTAAACATTTCAAACATCCATATCTTTACATTAATGCATCAACTGATACATCTGTAGATATTGTTAGAAATCGTATTACTGACTTCTGTGCTAATCGTTCAATTATGGACGAGCCTGGAAAACTTAAGGTAATTATTCTTGATGAGATTGATGGAGTATCTGATCAATTCTTTAAAGCTCTTCGTGCTACTATGGATCAATTTGCATCTAATGCAAGATTCATTGCAACTTGTAATTACATTAATAAAGTACCTGATCCAATTCAGTCAAGATTTGAAATGATTGATTTTGATTTTACTAAGGAAGAAGAAACAGAAATCATGAAGGGTTACATTATGAGAATTCTTCAAATCTGTAAAGAAGAAGGAATTGGTATTGATAAGCATGCAGCGGTTGAATTAGTAAAAAGAAAATTTCCGGATCTTCGTAATATGCTTAACCAATTACAAGGCTTTAAGTCTCAAGGTAAAGAAGTAATTACGGTTGAAGATATTAAGAAGTTTAGTTCTGTTTACAAGGATGTATATGATCTTATCATAGATAACACCGATCCTGTAAAAAACTATCAGTATATGTTATCCAATTATGCAAATAGAGTAGATGATGTCTTATCTTCTTTAGGTGCAGAATTTATTGAATACATACAACAAGAAAGGACTTCATACATACAATTTATACCACAAGTAATTGTGACGGTATCAAAATATCAATCACAAAGACAGTTAGTTATTGATCCTGCGGTTTCTATGCTCGCATGTATCTATGAACTGCAGTCAATATTAAATGGCGCATAATATGTCTGATAACTTATTAAATGAACTAATTAAGAGATATCCTAATCATTTTGCATTAGGTGAAGCAGTTAAAAGGTTTTGGGAATTTAAGAGAGAAAGATCCAATAAATCTCTAGACGAGATTGAAAAAGAATTTCTTATCATAAACTTTCAGTTTAATCCTTAACCTGTTATTATTTTATAAATTATAAAACATAGATGAAAAAGACAGGTAGACACACATTCGTTGTGGACGGAAATTATTTTCTGTTCAGAACATTATATGTCTTGCCTCGTCAGGGTAAGTCTAAAGAATTACTAGGTTCAGCCGAAGAAGCACAATCTTTTATGGTAAAGCTCGCAACTGACTTTGCATACCAGGTTAGGTTATTTGAAGGACTTATTGATAAAATTGTATGGACAGTAGATTCACGTTCATGGCGTAAAGACTTTTATCCTGAGGCAGACTATAAAGGAAATCGTAAACAAGATTCCACTATTAACTGGGAAAACTTTTCTAAAGTATCCGAAGACTTTATTTCATTCCTGGTTCGCCAGGGTGTAATCGTATCCAAAATTGATGGTGCCGAAGGTGATGACCTAATGTATGCATGGAATACAGAATCATTGGCAAATAACAAATCAGTAATTATGTTTACTGGTGATAGGGATCTTGTTCAATTGGTTAACACTAATGGAAATACTCATACTATTCTATTTTCACCGGCTCACAAAAAATTGTATACATATCAAGGATTCTCTGAATGGATGAATACTGAAACCGATGAATCATCTACTGACATCTTTGATTTAATGAAGGTTTCAGTTTCACCAGAAAATCAATCTAAGAAACTATTACAAATTCTTGTTAAAAAGAAAAAGGTTGATATCATCGAGGTTGATCCAGAAGAGTTTAGATTTAGAAAGGTTTTAACTGGTGATGCCGGTGATAATGTTACTCCTGCATACTGGTATGTATCAAAGGATCGTAGGTATGGTATCAGTGAAAAGAAGGCAGAAGAAATCGTATCTGAATTCAAACAAAAACATGGTACCCTTTCTCATATGTATCTCTATAATGAAGAGTTCATTACCGATTTGGCAAACATCACTATTAGGGTTATGAAGGCTAAACATATGACCCGCGAACAGATCATATCCAATATAAAGTCTAATGTAAACCTAATGGTTCTTTCTTCGGAATCAATCCCAGAAGGTATCCTAGACGAAATGTTTCGCTCTATAGAGACAAAGATTAATCTGAATGTTCTTAATATAAATGGTGTTTCCTCAATGAAAGCTATTTTGGAAAATACTTCTTATAAGGCAGAAGATACTTCAATCGCAGTCTCATCCAAGATATTTAAGGATGATGAAGAGGACGGCGATTTTTCATTCATTACCGACCGTAAACAAAAAGGAAAGATATTTTAAGTTATGACACCTAAACTGGAAAAGAGAATAGACGATGCTATGATGGAATGTTATCGTCGCTTGTTTGCTCAATCAACTCCTACTGGAGATTTTGATAAAATGTTTGAAGAAGCAGAGATAAATGAATTTCATCAAAAAGTAATTCCATTCATGGACTATGAATTGGAAGAGAGTAAATGGGAGCCTATTTTTCTGGATATCATTAAAGAATTTAAGATTCCTAAAAGATATGATGGTATGTTTAGAAGAAGTATTTTATTAGGATGTTCTCCTAAAACAAAAATGGGTTGCTAACCTATAATAAAAAATAGGATATGCAATTATTTGACTATATAAAAGTTTTATTTGGTAAGGATGCTCAATGGGATAAAGTTTCTAGTTATGATAAGTCTAGAAATTCCTTTATGACAAATCGTTTTATGAGTATTAAATTTCCTATTCAGGCAAATCTATTTAATACTCTTAAAATTGATCCAGTAGGTCAAGCAGAAGCATGGAGAATGGTTGCTTCAAAATTTAATAAAGTGCCAGGTTTCATTTATACTAAAGTAAAGAAACAAGAAAAAGAAAAACAGTGGACACCAGATCCTAAGGCTGTTGAACTTTATATGAAATTTAATGAAATAGGTCATAGAGAGTTTAAAGAATGCTTAAAATATAACCCATCAGAAGTCCGAACCGCGATAGATATATTAGAAAAACAGATGGGAAATGATGTTAATCGACAATAAATTTGAGTTAGGTATTCCTACGCACATTTACTTCACACTTTATAAGTTTGATCACATTGATAGTATTATCATATCAAGGGTAATAAAGGAGTGTAAAAACTCGAATACTTCTGATGATGAAAATCTATTCACTGTTGATGTGGATTCTTTTGTGTCTGCAATCAAAGGAAATAAAAGATTAGAAAAAGAAATCACAAAAGCTGAAGCAGATGGTCTTTCATCTATACCTGGACATAAACCAAATTCAGTTACATTTCTTTGGTCAATTATTGACAGACTTGAAAACTTAGAGTGGTTAACCTTTTCAGTTTCTTATGATAAGAAATTTAGTAGAGTTGTTAAGGTTAACAATAAAGAAATTATGAGCTTCTATTTTAAGATAGAAGAAGGTATTTTTGACTTAACTCAAGTATTTGGTAGAAGCCAATTAGATATCATTAATAAAAAGATAATTGAGTATAAGATTATGCCAAATAAGTATCTGGAAAGATCTGGGTATTTTTACATGCAAGCTTCTTTATTATTTGAGATATTAGGCCAACTTGAAATTGATGGCACCCTTAGTACATTTGATCTTCTTGATCATATTGATCAAAAATTGGAAGAAGATGATCCTGTTCTTTTAGTGAAGACAGACTATACTCCTTATTAAGGAATATATAAACAAAAAGGTCTTATGAAAAGTTTTTTAAGGAGATGTTGCGAGTCTAAGCGCGAATGTGTAACATATTTAATCGTATTTTTATGGTTAGCGGTTGGAGTTACTGCAACATATTTTGAAACTGATTTTACAGCGTTAGCTGCATATTTTGTTTCCCTAACAGGTTTCGTTGCTTCATATATTTTTGGTGAAAGTGTTCGTAAAAGTAAAAATTCATCAATATTTTTACCAGGTCCTAACAGTAGAAGAGAAGTTATGATGTATGTTACAATAGCTCTCTGGTTAACAGTAGGAGTTTGGGTAATTGTACAGAAAGCTGATCTTATTGGTGTAAGTGCATATTTTGCTGCTTTAACCCCATTTGTAGGTTCATATATTTTAGGTGAAACATTTAAGAAAGAAGTAACTATTATCGAAGACGATATAGAACAAATAAATTCATAATAAATGGCCGTCGTAGGAACAACAACAAACGAGAATGGCGATGCTATTTTAATAAGTCTCCAAGAACCTTACAAAAATGTTGTAGAGGTAATAAGTTATAGTGATCAAACAGAAGGAGAAACTACATCATGTTATTTTACTAAATCTTTTAGATGGGGTATAGATGGAGTTACATATTCTGATTGGATTCCCTTAACAAATGTGAATCTAGAGGCTTTATTAGTTAACCCAATTAATCCATTTTGGGTGCAGTATAAGTATGAACAGGTGGGCGATGGCACACTAGAATTTAAGTCTATCTCACTAGAAATAGTTACAGACGGTGGAGTTATTTGTAAAGTTCCACAAATAAATTGTTGTGATAGTGGATCATTATCAGGAGCTCAAAACTTAGTTATTGACTGTTGCGGTTCTTCTTGGAATCCTTATGATCTTTCTAGAGCTGCACAAATGTATACACAACTATCATCTGTTGCATCTAACCTATTTGGGTTTTGTGTTAAGTACTTTAAGACATCTGCCGATCAAAGAAGCCGAGATGTTATCCTAAAGGAGTATTCTTTATTTAATGTAATCGCATCTGCTGAGGTAAAGATTATGTTTCCTAATAATGAATTACCTACACAAGAGATTCAATTCAATCCTCTTATGATGGATTTTCCTGTACAATTTGAAGTACATATAGTAAAGTCTTCGTTTGAACAGGTATTTGGTGTTGGAGCAAAACCACAAATGAGAGACTACTTATATCTGCAGCCTTACCTAAATAGTATTTATGAGGTTGATGCAGTAGCAGAACCAGATGACTTTTTATATACCAGTTCATATTGGAGAGTAAGCCTTGTTCCTTATCAACAAAGAACAGCCGTTCTTTATCCTGATAAAAACATTGAAGATGAAAAGGATGCATTGGTTAGTAGCATTGAGAGTAAGTTTGGCGAAGAAGCAAATAATGAATATGATGACGTTGTAAAACCTAATCAATATAACACAATAGGAACACAATGTAATGATTATGTTAGAAGAATTCTTGATAAGAAACTTATAATTAAAGAAGAGAATGTTTACAACAGATGGACAATAATTTCAAAATATAATTATAAGTTATCATCTATGACAACTGGTACTGAAGCTATAGAATACAGATATAACAAAGGTTGGGGACTTAATGATGATAGAGCATTTACATTTTGGATTAGACCTACTTATACAAATCCAATTGGTCCAAACGTAGCAATTACAGGAATATCAAATAGTAGCGGTAAAGTAAAACTAAATACTTCAGGTCTACCGATATATGCTAATGCATTAAATGTTGGGGATTGGGTAAATGTTGCAGGAACTGCATCATATAATGGTTTACATAAAATTATTGCAGTAGGTGCAACCAGTATTGATATTGATACACCTTATATTAATAACACTACTCAAGGTACTCCAAGATTTAATAGAGAGGCTAGCAATAATTTCATGATTTATGAAAACTCTCTAATACCTCCAACTGACTATGTATCTTTTACCTATACCCCAAATTGGTTTATAATTAAGATAGGAGATACCTACTTTAAGTATAACCTAAATGCGCAAGGATTAACTTTATTACATGATAATTGGTATGCATTTGTTATTAATATAAATAGCATTGCACAGCAGATAAGTTTATTTGGTTATAACACAGTTAAAGATACGGGTGCAATTAATCCTGAAAATACATCACAGTTAAATCAGATATTTGTTGAAACTAAGTTATATACACCGATAGCAATTCCTGATTCTAATTCATGGAAACTATTAGGATCCAATACTGACATAACAAATATTCGTATTTGGAGTAAACCTATTGAGGAAGAATTACAAGAATTGATTTTATCACAATATGTTGTTAAGGATACTCACTTAACACTTCTGTTAGATAATGCTGCACCTCAGCTATTACTTAACAGACAACTCGACTCACGTTAACATAGAATATATAATCTAAATTAAGGATTAATGAAAGAAGAATCTAAACATAAATTTAGAGATAGCCTCGGTGACTTATTAAGTGATTTGCCAGATGAGGTACCGGGTTTAGAAGATACCCCACAATTACCAAGAGTTAAGGCAGAAGGAACACAGGCTGTTGCATTACAAACTGCAAAGAATAAAGCGCAGAGAGTAATGAATAATCTTCTTAAGTTTTATTTAAGTGAAGAGATTATTGAGGAGCACGAGTACATTAAAGTAAAAGCAGAACTTGATGAGTATGCATTAGGAATGCTTATACGTCAAATGCAAAATAGTGAATCTGCTATTTCAACATTAATGGATACTATAAACGAAGGTGATGTATCTCCACGAATGTTTGAAGTACTTAGCGATCTTCAAAGAACATTATTAGATATCATAAAAAGTCAAACCATGTATATGGTTGCAATTGAAGAAAATGCCAAAAAGCTTTCTAGGGATATTGATGTCTATCATGGTGGATCTAATGATAACGGTTCTCAAAAGAAATCAACTACAACGGGTCTTAAGGCAAGAGGAACCAAAGATCTTATGAGAGCATTACAAGATAGTATTAATGAAGAAGATATACAAGATGTCGATGCAAATCAAGATGAAGAATAACTATGTTCTTACAAAAGAGATCATAGAAGAAAAAATAAGCGAGGGCGGTATCATATTACCTACCGAAAAGTACAATCGTAAATGTGTTATTATTAAATCTAATACTGACATTTTACCAGAAGGATGTACTGTTATAAAAACAATTGGCAAAGGTACGATGTTCAAAATAAATGGAGAAGAATATGAAGCTCTCCATGAAAATGATATCTTAGCCATAATAGAAGAAGATGGCACAGAAACCTAGAGCAGAAAGCGCAGGCTTTGAATTTAAAGTAGGGGCAGCTGAAGAATCCTTTTCATGGACTTCAGAAAAGGTAGAGCAACTTATGCTTGCTTTAGAAGAAGGGTATAAACCTAAAGCAACACCTTTTTATGAAGGTAATCCAAACCTAAGAAAAGGCAACATAGTTTTTAATTATACACCACACGAGATTAGAGAAATCAAAAAGTGTGCTACTGATATCGTATATTTTGCAAATACTTATTGTACTGTAATGACCGATTTTGGTTTACAGACTATTAAGTTAAGAGGATATCAAGAGGAAATGTTAAGGCAGTTCCAAGCAGAACGATTTAATGTATGTTTAGCATCTCGTCAGATTGGTAAAACGATTTGTTCATCAATCTTTATCGCCTGGTATTCATTATTCAATTATGATAAGAATTCTCTCGTTCTTTCAAATAAGGGTGCTACTACGAGAGAAATCATTGATAAAGGTAAAACAATTCTTGAACACCTACCGTTCTTTTTAAAGCCAGGTGTAATTAAATGGGATGTATTCAATTCTAAATTTGATAATGGCTGTCGTATTATTGGTCAAACAACCACTAAGAAAGCGGCTATCGGTTTTACCATTCACTTACTGTTCATGGATGAGTTTGCACATATTCCTCAAAACTTTGTGGAAACCTTTTATGAAAACGTTTATCCTACTGTATCTGCTTCATCAAATTCAAAAGTAATTATTACAAGTACACCGAACGGCTTTAATAAATTTTATGACATTTATTCGGCTTCAGAGAAAGGGTTAAATGAATACTCACCGTTTAGAGTTGATTGGTGGGATGTACCTGGCAGAGATGAGGCATGGATGCAACAAGAAGTTGCTAACCTCGGTTCAGAAGAAGCATTTAACAGACAATACGGAAATCAATTTATTGCCAGCTCTTCTCTATTATTGGGTGCCGATAGTCTTAAAAAGCTTCAACAAAATCAAAAAGAATTTGTTCATAAAGAAGTTCCTGAATTTGAAGAAGAAAATGTTTCTTACGATGGCCTAGTATGGGATCCAACATTTGAGTTAGACGAAATTGAGGAAGATACGAATTACTGGCTATTCTCTATTGATATAGCTGAAGGAAACGGCGGTGACTATTCAATAATCAATATCTTTAAGATTGAAATTATGGATGAACCTGATTGGAAAAAGATAACATCGCCAGGTTCATTCGTTGACTTTTTTAGAATAAGACAAATTGGTAGGTTTAGAAGTAATGAACACACAATAGAAGAATTTGCAAAAGCAGTTTACATTTTAGCGTTTGATATGTTTCATTCAGAAAACGTTAAGATGATTATTGAGTGGAATATGTTTGGTGGAGAATTGATTAAAAGACTTGAAACTGTATTTCCACAAAGAAATGAATTTGATGAAGAGATGATAGTTAAGTTTAAACATCGTATAGATGCAAAAACAAAAAACTTTGGTCTTAAGGTTAAAAAAGATAATAAACCAATCTTTTGTCAAAATTTCAAAAAGTACATAACACAGAACAGAATTGTTATTAAAGATAAGAAAACTGTCTATGAAGCATCTACATTTGGTAAGATGCCAAATGGATCATATGCAGGCCAATTAGGTCATGATGATCTTATTATGACAAGCATAAATAGTTCCGAATTTTTCTTTACTTTGGACTTCTCCGACTTTGTTGAAGAGATCTATGATACTGTAGATGATTCACTTCAGGCAAAGATTGATGAGATCTTAGATAAAGATTCAAAAGGAGGAAATCTTAATTACGATATTTATGATCTTGTGTAGAAAAGTAGCTATGCCGTGGATATATAAAAAAAGCAATAAAAAAAATATAATACAAGATGGCACTAGATCCAAAAATCGCTTCTCTTAAGGCTGCAGGTACTTACCGCTTTGAATTTGACAAGAGTCAGGTTGTTAGCATTCCTGCAAACCAAACAAGATTAATTGTTGGTTTTTCTAAGAAAGGTCCTTTTAATACACCAGTTTTTGTACCAGATACTGCATTCTTTAAGCAGGTATTTGGAGACATTGATAGGAATCTTGAAAGAAAAGATTCTTATTTTCACAGAAGCTGTTTAGCTGCATTAGAAAGAGGTCCAATTTTAGCTCTTAACCTTTTAGCATTAGACTCTGATGATAATGTAGACTACATTAAGTTAGGTACAGCTGCTACACCAGAAGCACAAGATAACGCAGGTGATTCTGCTGAATACCAAAAATTTTATAACAGAGATAAATTCTTTTATCCTGACTCTGATGCATTCCTAGATAATGTTGGAGCAAACAGAAACACATTAAGCTCTTTATCTACAAATGATCTTTTGGATTTTGTTAATTTAGGTCAAAATCCAGTTTCTATCATTGTTAGAAAAGCAGCAAATGACAATGTATCAAGTTTCAATGTTACTGTTGAAGAATGGTACGGAACTGCAAACGTTCCAGGTTTCTTAAATAAAGACAGTTTAATTTCTGACTTTATGGTAGATGTATTTGTTATTGAAGGTAACTTTGGTGGTAACTTCGGTTCTGCTACACCTTATGAGAGATTTACAGCTGACCCAACATTCCAACAATACTTTGATCCTACTAAAGGTATTCAAAGAAAGAAATTTGCATCTGATACAACAGATACTAAATTGGAAGAGTTCTTTAATGAATCTGAAGTTAACCTAATTGCAACTTATACTGCATGTTTAATTCCTGATTTTGTTGATCTACTTGGAAATAACTTATTCATTGAAAAATTAATCAATGCTGATTCTGCTACGACTGGTTTATTCTGTGCTGTTAATGAAGATCTATTTAGCGGAGATTTTCTTATTGACGGTGTAAAAGGTGGTATTGACCTAATCGGACATAACATTGAATATACTCAGGCAACTGGTATTCAGGATGATGTTAATTTCCTTTCTTATAGTGGATCAATTGTATCTGACCTTGAATATGCAAGAGCTGCCCAATCGGTAAACACTGCAACAATTGCAACTGGTGATATTGTATCTGTTAATACTTTAACTGGCGGAAACATTCAAATTTCAATCATAGGTTCTACTGGAAATCCTTTATATGATGCATTTGTAGGTATGGCTCCTAATACAGCCAATACTGTAGGATCATATATTAAAGGAGCAATTAGTTCTAAGTTTGTACCAGTTCTTTCAGTGAATGTAACAAGTACTGTGGTAACTGTTGTTTTATCTGGGGCTGGTGGTATTGTGGCTGGAGATTTTCCAACTACATTAGGTACTACATATACTTATGTAAATGAAGAAGATTTAGGATTTACTGTTCATGAATTTGAAACT